AGGATCATCATCTGCTCTTCTTTGTCTTCTGCAGCTTCTTTTAATTTACCAATTAGACCTTTTGGCTTATCCTCTTTAGGAGGAGTCTTTGTGTCTGCCATAGTAAAATATTATTATCCTATTATATATACTCGTTCTAACTGATCCTCATGATAAATGCAAGAGCAAAGTATGGGGGTAGATTTTTGTTTGTTAATGTTACACCCTGACTGTTAGTTGCTCTGTCACTTGGGTTGCCTGTGTTTCCACTCACACTACCAGAGAATGAGTGATTATGAGTATCATTACTTGTATTTCCACTCCATGAGTGGTTGTGTGTATCGTTACTTGTTATGGCGGTATTTCCTGTTGAGTTCTGTGATGCAACTCGGCTACCTCCACCTAGTCCAGTAGCAGATTGAATTGTATGGTTATGTGTGTCATTACTGGTTGTTCCACTGACCGAGTGATTATGAGTGTCATTACCAGTCGATCCACTGAAACTATCAGAGAATGAGTGAGTATGGTTGTTTATGGTGTGACTATGTGCTCCAAGTGTTCCATCTTTCTGTCCACCTGTGGATTTATTAGATCCTTCAACGTCAGTATACCATGTACTACCAGAGTGACTAGTTGCACCAATAATAAACTTGCTCGATAAATCTGGGGTTCCGTTGTTACCATCACATAGAGCCCACCCACTAGGAGGTGTACCAGAACCATTCCACATAATGATACCACCTATGGGTATAGTTCCTCCACCAGTAAATGTAGTAGCACTAATAGTGCTCGCAGCAGATATATTTGTGGATTCTAGTGTACCAGATACAGAGTTAAATGTTAGATTAGTACCAGTTCTTGCAGGCTGATATCCTGTGGTACTAGGAGAGAACAACACATTACATGTTGTATCTGAAGATTCATCTGAAACTGCAATTAAATTTGCATTTGAGGCAGTGGTTGCAGTACCAGTTAGAGGTCCTTCAAATCCTGTGGCAGTAACTACACCACTTGCAACCATACCCAACCGTGCAGTGATAAGACCAACTGAATCTACGTTGGTTACGTCTTCGTATGTTAATGTTCCACCGATAGATACGTTACCTGATACAGTCAGTGATGTTAGAGTTCCTACTGATGTAATAACTGGTTGTGCAGCCTGAGTTACAGTCACAGCACTTGTAGCTGTGTCCGCATTACCTGTCAATGCACCATGTACATCTGTAATATAAGCAGATGTAATACCCGATATGACTGTGTTACCATCACCTGTAATATTTCCGTTCGCTTTTATATCTGATGTCGCCTCTATATCACTAGCAAAGGTTGTGATACCAGAGATTTGTAATTGATTGAATTCTGAAGTAGTGGTTGTACTAATACCAGGCACATCTACTGTAACCGTTGCTATTCCAGCAGATGATGGGGATACTGTTGCACCAAATCCAAAGTCAAGTGATGCAGCAACACCAACAGATACACCATCATCTCTAATAATGATACCAGTAGATGAGGCAACAACGTTTGTTATCAGTGATCCATCACCCACAAATCTAGTTGCAGTTGCAACTCCAACAACTACGTTAGGAGTTCCAGTTAATCCTTGAGCGTTAACTGCAACCGTGGCGATACCAGCAGTGGTTGCATAACCAGACACTGTGGATACACCAGCGAGTTGTGAGTACACTGCCCTCTCTGAGTCTGTAGATAGACCAGCTTTGAAAGCATAATTTGCAGTTACAGCTAGTGTAGCCGTGTCTGCATTACCAGTTAGAGGACCTGATAGTGTATTGGCACTACAAAGACCTACGAATATATCTGGTCTGTTAGATAATCCGTAGGCCGAAAATGCAAATTGTGATGTGCTTGCAGCACCTGTAAGATCACCTGTAACATCACCAGTTAAGTTACCAACAAAAGCACCAAATGTAGCAATACCAGTTGGTTTGTTGAGATTATCTGCAATCCTATCATTGGTCAACTGACCAGATGATAAGTTACTTAAACTAGTGTAGTAAGAAGCATCTTGTCCATTTAATTTTTGAGAATCGCTAGCGATACCAGCGGTCTTTGCATAACTTACAAGGTTACTGGCATCACCGAACACGGTGTATACCTCATTGAAGTTTTGATTGACCTTAACAGCTCCCTGTCGCAGGGTATCGCCAGTTCCATCATTACTGGAGGAACCGACACCAATTATTTTCTTAGCCATTCTCTAAAGGACTACTACTTTTTTAGCTATTTAGACTATAGTTTAAATCCGCTGAACTGATTCTTCTTGATATCTTGTTTGATACCACCAACCACATAAGACTCTACTTCTGTTTCCTGTGGTGCAACTTGCAATCCCTTAGAAGAGATCCAATGTTGTGTCCAAGGCAGAGGATTGTTTCTTAATGGTTGATCGTAGATAGGATCAAGTCCAAGAGCTTTCATTCTCTTGTTAGCAATCCACTCAACATATTGATTGAGTAACTTATCATTCAAACCTATCATAGAACCGCCACTGAATAAGTATTCAGCCCATTCTTTCTCTTCTTTCACTGCGTTTTTAAACATAGTAATAACATTATCCTTTTCCTCTTCTGCTATCTCTTGCATCTCTGGATCATCACCATTCATCCAGTTCTTCATTATGTTTTGAGTAAGAACTAGATGCTGGTTTTCATCCCTACTGATGAGGGATATAATTTTTGCTGATCCTTCCATAAGTTTAAGCTCTCCAAATGCAAACGAGCAAGCGAAGGAGACATAGAACCTAATTCCTTCAAGTATGTTAACATTTGCAACCGCTCTGTAAAGTTTTCTTTTGAGTTCATTTAGTGAGTTGTCTTTTGTTTGTGTGTTTTCCCATCCATCTTTCCACAGGTTACTTTGACCCCATTGCTGGGCCTCATTTATAAATTCATCGTATGCCCGAGTTACTGACTTTGCTCGGTCTAAAATTCTTTCATCATTGAGAATGGTATCAAATACTTCAGATGGGTCGGGATACACATTCTTGATAATATATGTATAGGATTTAGAGTGTATCATCTCCATGAATTGCCACACATTCATAGCACCTTCCAACTCTGGTAAGGCACAATAGGGTGCGAAAGCCATTCCAGGCCCACGACCTTGTACAGAATCTAAAAGAATTTGGTATTTTAGATTAGATGTAAAGATGTGTTTCTGTTCTGGACGTAGAGATTGATAGTCTGCTCTATCCTTCTGCAAGGAAACCTCTTCTGGTCTCCAGAAATACCCTAGCATTTGAGTAGTAAGTCTGTCAAACACAGGGTATTTAAAAGAATCATACCTTTGTACACCCAAAGGTTTACCAAAAAACATTGGTTGTTTCTTGGTATCGACTTCTTCTGAATTAAAGACGGTCATGCCGTCAGGTTTAGATGGTGCAACTGTCACACTCTTGCTCCTCTGATAGTTCGGTGAATAGTTTTTCTAGTTGTGGTTTCACTTCTTCTACATCATCAACGTCATCAGATTTCATATCGTAGGTATTCTGGTAATAGGAGGTCTTCCAACCATACTTGTATGTGGCTAAAAGATCCTGTGCCATCACTGATATAGGCACTTCGTTATCAGGATACTGTGTGGGATTGTAACTCCAGTTACCACTGATGGCTTGATCAAAGAACTTCTGCATCACTGCAACTACTTTGATATATCCATCATTACCCTGCATTTCCCAGAGGAGGGTATAATTATTCTTTAGATGTCCATAAGACGGAACCACTTGCTTAAGAGGCCCTTTCTTTGACTTCTTAATGGACAGATAATCTCTTGGTGGTTCGATTCCATTTGTTGCATTAGACACAACGGAACTGCTCTCCGATGGCATCTGTGCGGACAATGTGCTGTGTCTAAGTCCGAACTCCAAGATAGATGACCTAAGAGATTCCCAATCATGTGTTAAACCTATCTGTGTGATTTCATCTACGTCGCTCTTATATGTATCAATTGGAAGTATTCCATCAGAGTATTTTGTAGAACAAAAATCAGTACAAGGACCTTTTTCTTTTGCAAGTTGATTAGATGCTTTCAATAGATGATACTGGAAACTTTCAGTAAGTTTATGTACTGCGTCCCAGGCACCTTGTGAGTCGTACTTATGACCATTCTTAGCAAGATAATGTGCAAGACCAATGAAACCTATTCCAAGGGATCTACGACCCAATGTGGCAAGTTCTGCCGCTTTCACAGGATAATCTTGATAGTCAATCAACTCCTCTAGAGATCTTACAGAGAGGTCACAGAGTTCTTCTAACTCTTCTAATCTGGTGATCTTACCTACATTGATGGCAGATAGGATACAGAGTGCAATCTCACCGTCTATGGCATCAATGTGATTGATAGGTTCT